GTGATTATTCAGCGTTTCCTTAGATATGTTGCAATCGGGATCCTGGATGAGTCGAAAGGGACCTATTCCGGAGGAAAACACCTTTCGCCGGCGGCACACCTGACAGGGACGCCAACAAGCGCGAACGTGAAGGATTACGGCGATGACAGGGTGACAGACACAGATAAGTCCGTTACGGGGGGAACCCTGTCGCTGGAACTCACGAACGATGAGGACGAAATTTACTCCATGGTTCTGGGACACAAGACACAGACAGGGACAGGGGAGGAGAAGACGATCCTGTACAACGCAGATGATGTCGCACCGTTCGTGGGCGTCGGAGCCGTCGGGCTCTCCGGTAAAAAGTGGGTAGCCAAGTTTTACAAAAAGGTCCAGTTCGCGGAGCCGACCGATGAGGACCAGACGAAGCAGGAGAACACAACCTTCAGCCATGTGACGCTGGAAGGCGATATCCTGATCATGGAGGATGGTTCCTGGAAGGAGCGGGAAACCTTCGATACGCTGGAAGCAGCCAAAGCGTGGGTGGATAAGAAGACGGGCGTAACACCCGGAGCTTGATTGGAAAGGAGCTGAAGCATGAGCCTGTGCAGGCCGGAAGGTGTACAAGTGGAGATAGGAGGGGAGGCACACAGCCTCCTCTTTACACTTCGTGCCGTATGTGAGATTGAGGAACACTATGACGCGCCGATCGGAGAAGTGATCAGGAGACTGACAGACGAGAAAACGGTGTACGCCACCCTGACCTATCTGCTGACTGTCCTGGTCAATGATGATTTATACAGTCACGATCGATCCGCAGCGCCGTATACGGAGGAGGAGATCGGAGGATGTATCACCCTCCATGAGGGCGCAGCGCTCGGAAGAGCAGTCATGACTGCCTATGTCGGGGCGTCTCCAAAGCAGGACGAGGACGGAAGCCCAAACCAGACGAGGAGCCGGAGAAAATCAATTTCCCCAGGCTCCTCTACATCGGGGCAGACAAGCTCGGCTTCACAGAGGACGAAATCTGGAGCATGACGCTTCGGAAATATTTCTCGATCTATGCAGAGTACCTTGTCATGAACGGGATGCAGAAAGAAGAGCAGGGAATAGATGACATCCCCTGAACATTTGCAATAAGCATGGGAGATGCTATATTGTAATCAAGGGGGTGAGATCATGAGTATTCTGTCGAACCTGGTATTGATCCTGATCCTTGCGCTGGTGTTATTCGGCGTGACATTACCGGTGTGGTACGTTTTATGGCTGGCGAAAAAGACCAGGGACTGGTACAAGAAAGCGACGCCGGAAGAACGGCGAAAGATGAAGAGAACGGTACAGATATCCGCGTCCATGAAATGAATATGGTAAACCACTGATGCGCCTGCTGAAAAGCAGACGCATTTTTATTGCAAAGGAGTCCCGGGATGGCAACAAAGATCGGTGTAGTGCTTGCACTGAATGACGAAGAGAAGTTCGCAAACGGAATGAAAAAGGCGCAGGAGTCCGTCAGGCAGCTCGACAGCGCCATCAAAGGACTGACCGAGCAGTACGCAGGAAATGCGAACTCTGCTGAAGCGCTCTCAGCAAAACAGGATCTGCTGAAGCAGAAAGAAGAAGCCTGTGAGCGTGCGCTGACAAACGCCAAAAGTGCCAGATCGAAGGCGGTAGAGGCATATAGGCAGCAGGCAAAGGCCGTCGATGAGCTTGCAGAAAGCCTCAGCAAGGCGCAGAAGGAAGGAAACCAGTCGGAGGCAGACAAGTATCAGAAGAAGCTGGCGGAAGCGCAGAAAGAGCTGTCACGGCTCGACCTGACCATTACAAAATGGGATGGGAACGTATCCAAATCACAGAGAAGCCTGAGTGAGGCAAGCTCGGAAACAAGACGATACAGCGGATATATTGACGAGGCATCCAAGTCGGCAGATAACTGCGCAACATCCATCGACAAGATGGGGAATGAAATCAAGGATGCGGGAACAAATGCGGCACAGTCCGGAAGCAAACTTTCAGGCCTCATCCAGGATATAGGAGCTGGGGCAATAAGCCGTGTTGGGTCCAATATCACTGACGCTGTAATGAGCATCCCAGGAAAGCTCGTGGATGCCGCCAAACAGGCTGTTGAGGTAGGATCGAACTTTGAAGCTGCAATGTCCAATGTCGGAGCGATCTCCGGGGCAACCGGGCAGGACTTCGAAGCACTGGCCACAAAAGCGGAAGAGATGGGGCGCACGACAAAGTTCAGTGCGACCGAGGCAGCTGATGCCATGTCATACATGGCCATGGCTGGGTGGAAAACGGATGACATGCTTAATGGCATCAGCGGAATCATGGATCTGGCAGCAGCATCCGGGGAAGACCTTGCTACGACGTCAGATATCGTGACGGATGCCCTGACGGCATTCGGCTTAAAGGCATCCGATTCCGCCCACTTCGCGGATATTATGGCGGCTGCTTCAAGCAACGCCAACACGAACGTCTCCATGATGGGTGAGACCTTCAAGTATTGTGCTCCGATTGCCGGGTCGCTTGGGTTCACCGCGGAGGACACGGCGGAAGCCATCGGCCTGATGGCAAATTCCGGAATCAAGGCTACACAGGCTGGAACGGCGCTGCGGACGATCATGACGAAGATGTCCAGCAGCATTAAGATCACGACGGCATCCGGCAAAGAGATGGTCGTGCATACGAAGAACGCAGATGGATCCATGCGGTCATTGTCATCGATCATCGCAGATTGCCGTGATAAGTTCAGCAAGCTTTCGGAGTCGGAGAAGGCAAATGCTGCGAAGTCGATCGCCGGGCAGGAGGCAATGTCTGGTTTCCTGGCATTGATGAATGCCGGCCAGGGTGATGTGGACAAGCTGTCTGATGCGATCCAGAACTGCGACGGGGCAGCAGCAGGCATGGCGAAGACCATGCAGGACAACCTCAAAGGGGCCGCGACAGAGTTCGGATCCGCAGCGGAAGGCTTGGGGATCGCATTATATGACAAGGTTAAAGGTCCGCTGACGGAAGTTGTCAAACTGGGAACGGACATGGTGACGGGGCTGACTGGGATGATCGCGCCTGCAAAGTCCCAGGCGGACGAGGTGGCCGAGAGTTTTGACCAGATCAGCCAGAGCGTCAGAGAGAATGGGGAGCAGATCGACAGCTCAATTGATGCATACCAGGCGCAGTCTTCACAGATCGATCATCTCGTTGACACGATCTATCGGATGGCCGGCGCAGAAAATAAGACCGCAGCAGACAAGGCCAATCTCCGCGACCGAGTAGAAGAGCTGAATGCTATCGTGCCTGATCTGAACCTATCGTATGACGAAGAGGCGGATAAACTCAGTGCAACACGCGGCGAGGTTGAGAAGCTGACACAGGCGTATAAAGACCAGGTCGTACAGCAGACACTGATCAGCCTGCAGAAGAAGGCGGTCCAGGACAACGTCACAGCAAAGTACAACCTTGAGATGGCAAACCAGGAGCTGGACGCACTGAAGGAAAGACGGGATCTGTATGAGGAACTGTCCCAGTATGCGCACGACCAGTTCACATACGGAGAAGGCGACAAGCAGAACTGGACAGGGGCGCTGAAAAGCCAGGAAGAAGCGATAAAAGCCCTGAATGACGCATATGACAAGGGCGTCCTTTCGACCGACGAGTACCAGAAAGCGTTAGAGGCAGTCCAAAACGCTGGGTACGGCGTTCAGGATTCTGTGGACGCACTGGATAAGAGCTGGTCAGGACTGGATGAATCTGTGGACTCCGCGACAAAGAAACAGAAAGAAGCGGCAAAAGCAGTCGGGGAGAGCGACAAGGAACTGCAAAAATCGCAGAAAACGGTCGACAGTCTGGCGGATTCGACTGGGAAACATACTGCGTCTATGCAGCAGGATGCAATATGGACCAGAAACGGGACAGCGGCGACCGATGAAAATACTGCATCGCTCAAGGAAAATACAGATGAAATAAACGATAATACTGACGCCAAAGAGAAATTCGTGCTGACAACCGAAGCTGCTCAGAAGATGCAGCGGGACTACGCGCAGAGTGTTGTCGATGCATATGACAAGTTGAAGGAGTCTACAAAGCAGACGCTGAAGCTGTCCATCACATCGGAGTTCGAAGGCGGAGATGACCAGACAACCGAGAAGATGAACGCAAACCTGAAGAGCCAGATCGAGGGGTACCAGAAGTACGCTGAGAACCTGGCGAAGGTCAGGGAATACTGCAGCGAAGGGATCATCACACCGGAATTCCTTACGAACCTTGAAAGTATGGGAACGGAAGGCGCGAATATCCTGGATCACATCACCTGGACGATGGAGAACCAGGGAGAGTACGGTCTGGATCAGATCAAGTCGCTGTCCGACGCCTATATGGAATCGCTCAACATGCAGGACAAGATATCAATTGTCCTGGCAGATGATAAGGTCACACTGGAGGAGGGGCTGAAAGATCTTGGCTCGCCGGATGCGGATTTCACCGACCTGAGGGCAGCGATTGAAAGTGCGTTCGGTGAAGCTGATCAGACGGCAAAGAGCTCACTGGATAGCCTGGTCAACACCGCGCAGCAGATGGGCGTCAAAATCCCGGACGGCCTGGAAGAGGGCATCAGTAACAGTACGATCGATGCTGATACGGCGATCCAGGAGTTACAGAGTGCAATCACCGGACAGATGGAAGGACTCAGTGATGTCCTTTCAAAATCAGGTGATGAATCCGGAAAGAAACTGGTAGATCAGCTGAAGAGCAGCCTGGAAAGCGGGGATACATCCGGAGCCATCGAGGCGTATAAGAAGCTGCTCAATAAGGTAAGCGAAACCGAGCCGGATACAACAGCGCCGAAGGACACTGGTAAAAAGGCAGGAGAGGAATACACCGCAGGTGTCAAGGAGACACAGGACGCAAACACTTCAGCCGTACAGGAAGTCAGCGATACGGCATGGGGAGCGGTAAAGACGGAATCCGCAAAGGAAGCTGGGGAGAAGACCGGGAAAGACTTCGCAGAAGGGATCAGGAGCGCGGCATCCATCGTCCAGCAGATATCGAAAGAGCTGGCAAAGAGCGCATCAGAAGCGCTGAACAGCGGATCCGGGGATGAGTCCCAGGCTGGCAGCAGCATGAGCGGGAAGATCGCCGGCGGGATCAGCGCGGATGCCATTGCACAGGCAGTCGTAAAGGCCATGTCAGATGCAGTAAAAGCGGCATCTGATGCCACAACAGATGAGCCGGGGAAAATATTTTCCGATAAGATCGCGTCCGGGATCGGATCGAATGCCGCGAAAATCGCGGAGGCGGCGAAGTTCGCGGCCACATCGGGGAAAAATGCGGCACAGAGTATTGCAGCATCGTTCGTCGGAGTTGGACAGCAGATGGCCAACGGAATTGCGGCAGGAATGGGAAGCAGATCATCAGTGATTGCTGATGTAGCCAGAGCGGCAGTGAGAAATGCGGTCAATGCGGCGAAGGCAGAAGGCGGGATCCATTCACCATCGGCTGTGATGCGGGATCAGGTAGGCCGATGGCTTTCGGAAGGCGTAGCGGTCGGAATCGATGCATACAGTGCGACGGCGGCGGAGGCTGCAGCCAGGATGGCAAACCAGACAGTCATAGCAGCACAGGCAGCGATAGCGCAGGCATCTGGGACAGTGGGAGGCCTTTTTGACGGGATAGGGAATAATTTCGGAGTAAGCAGGTGGACGTATAAAAAGGTCAAGAAGGGAAAGAAGACAACCACCAAGAAAGATAAAAAGAAGAGCGATACGGATTACTATAACGAGATCGAGAAAGCAGCAGAAACGCATCTTAACCACATGGAGGCCATTCAGAATGTCAGCACACAGGACGAGTTGAGATACTGGAAGGCAGTACAGAGTAGGCTGACAGGCGGGACGGATGCATGGTATACCGCCCAGAGCAAGATCAAAAGCCTGTCGGAAAAGATCGGGTCGGCGTCCGTTGCAAAATCACTTTTGACAGAACTTGAGCAGTACCAGGATGTGTCGGAAAAAGCGACAGTCCAATACTGGCAAACAGTCAGAGATCAGTATGCGACAGGGTCCGCAAACTGGATCGAGTCGAACAAGAACCTGATATCCGCGCAGAAGAATTACGAAAAGAAGCTGACCGACATCCAGAAAACCTACGCCGATAAGCGGAAGGAGATTATCGAAAAAGAGGCGCAGACGGTCAAAGATCGGGCGGCGGAGATCGCGAAGAGCTTTGACATATTCGATAAGTTCGAGAGTAAGTCGGAAACCGGAGAGACACTGCTTTTCAACATGAAGGCGCAGGCAGCCGGTTACCAGGACTGGCGGATGCAGCTGGATAAACTGGAAGGCCGAGGGGTCCTCTCAAAGGAGCTGATCGAGATTCTGAAAGATAAAGGACCGGAGCAGTCGGCGGCGATCCACGCGCTCAATGAGCTGTCAGACAAAGAACTCAAGGAATATCAGACCGCTTTTGATCAAAAAATGGCTGCGGCGACAGCCCAGGCAAGAGAAGACACGCAGCAGCAGGTAGCGGAGCTTGAAGCACAAAGGATTGAACTGGAGCAGAGCGCTGCAGATGATATCAATAAGCTGAATACATCCCTGTCAGATGGAATGGTAACGCTGGCGCAGAATATCCACAACTTCACGACAGAGCAGACGTCTCAGATCCTTTCTGTGCTGCAGGCAGGCGGTTCGTACACATCCGCTGCAGCAGCAGCGGCGGCACCTCCGCCGCAGGCTAGTGCTGCACAGCCGGCGGCTCCGGCACAGACAGATAAAATTCTGGACATCATCAACAAAGGAGCGCCGCATAGTAAAAGGCTTTCGGCAAAGGAGAAAAGAGAGCATGTTCCGCTGTGGGAATATATTGCCACAAAGTACGGAAGGACAGCGGGAACAAATATGTATAAGAGCCTGGCATCCGCTCTGGGGATCAAGGTCGGGAAAACAGTAAGCAGCGCTGAAAAAAACAAGATACTGAAAGCGTTGAAGAAACGTGGTTATGCATCTGGATCGGCGTATATCACAGAAGACCAGCTGGCACTGGTGGATGAGCTGGGCGAGGAGCTGCGGATCAGTAAAGCAGGAAGGATCGCATACCTGCAGAAAGGGGACGGGGTCATCCCGGCAAACCTGACAAAAAATCTGATGGATTGGGGAAAGTTCAGCCCGGCGGTTTTGAGCAGCGCAGTAAACGGGGCAGCGGTAAACGCAGCACTGATGAGGGTCGGAAGAACAGCAGCGGAACCGATGACGCAGGCAGTGGAAGTACTGGCCAGCCGCGCTGATCGGACAGAAGCAATGCTTGCACAGTTGGTGGGGTTGGTCGACCGCCTCAGCCGAATGCAGATCAATATGGACGGGGAGAAGGTTGGAAACCTTGTAACGCCGACAGTGTCCGGAAATATGGCAAAGAGTATCAGGAGGTTCCGGGGATGAACATTAACGGGATCGATATCACCCAGTTTAAGGCGAGACAAAAGAGAGTTTCAATTGGGCATTGTGAAATCAAGAATGAATCAGAGTGGGTGAGCGGGGCGGTTCTTCCATTATTCGACAAAAACCATCAGGGGATGAAAACAGTTACGGTGGATATCCTGGTGGAAGGGAAAAACAGGCAGGACATTATCCTGAACAGGTCGAAACTGCTAGCAAGTCTTCGGGAGCCGGCAGAAATAAAATTTGATGGATTTGATCATTTATTCAAGGTTATCATGACCGACCACAAGGAAGATGAGACCGTGATGCGGAGGTGGCATATTGTCACGATCACACTGGAAGGGTTTGAACACGGTGAAATGATCACAAGTGCAGGGAAAGGAACTATTACCGTCAACAATCCAGGAAACATCGAGTCTCCTGTGAGCGTGCAGCTCACGGCATCGAAAGATAGCCAGCAAATGACAGTGGAAGGGGCAGCAGGAGATCCTGTCATATATATTTCCGGGGTAAGGGCGACTGAGAAAATCCTTCTGGATGGAATCACTGGAGAGATGAGACGGGATGATGTTCTGACGTGCAGCGGGATTACAGTGTGGGAACTGCCATATTTAAACCCGGGGACAACAACGATTGGATGCAGCGACACCGATGCAGACATGAAGGTATCGGTCATGCCGATCTATATGTAAAACCTGAAAGGTGGGAAGATGTCGAGTCTGAAACTGTACACCAGAAACAAAAATCCGGTAAGGACATTGAGCAGCGGAATTGATTACAAGGAGCTGCAGATAAATTATGACCATACAGCCCCGGATGAAACGATGAGTTTCACGATCCTGGGACCAAAAGTCCCGGAGGATATAGAGCCGGAGGGGTACATCGAAACGGAAAGCCAGATATACGTAATCAAAGAAATCAGCGATCACCAGATCACTGCGCAGCTGTGCCTGGAAGAACTGGAAGCGTATACGCTGGACACCTTCACAGCTGTAGACCAGACCATCACCGCAGCAGCGTCGGCGGCGCTGAAAGGTACGGGATGGACAGCGAAAAGCAGTATATCCCGAGTGCGATCCGTGCAGACCTTTAAGAAACAGCCGCTTGAAGTAATCAAGAAAATCCGGGATGCCTGGATGTGTGAAATGCAGTTTGACACGAAAACCAGGACAGTAATATTTGAGGACAACATAGGAAAAGACCGTGGGACGTATTTTATCAGAGGAGTAAACCTGAAAGAGGCATCTGAAAGCAGGGATTCCTACGACTTTTACACCAGAATACAGCCGATCGGGAAGGATGGGCTGACAATCGCCGAGGTCAACAACGGATCTGAATATATTGAAAACCATCAATATAGCGAAAAGAACCGCACGCTGGTATGGGAAGATACATCGTACGAAGACCCGCAGGCGCTGATGGAGGATGCGGAGAAAAAACTGGCAGATATGAGCCAGCCAAAGAAATCATATAAGGCATTAGTAAAGGATCTATCAAGAATCCATCAGGAAACGGATGATGAGCCCCTGCAGGATGAGTTAGATGTCGCGCTGAAGGATGAATTATCAGAACTGCTATATGACAGATCGATTTATGCAGACTTCGATTTTTCGCCCGGCGACCTGGTATATATTGTCAGCCGTCCGGATGGGATCAGGGACAAGCAGCGAGTTGTGAAGATGACAGTCTACCCGGATGCTCCGGAGAAAAACGAAATCGAGCTGGCGAACACAGTCCTGACATTCGAGGAGCTGCAGTCAAAGATGCAGGCCGCGGCAGATGCATGGGAAGATGTAAGCGACAGCGACGGGACGATCAATGGAGTATATGTGCACGGGATCCAGGCGGGGGAAGTCGTTGGAATTGAGGTCCGCATCAATGGACAGGTAGTAGCGTCCGATTACGATCTGTCAACGCTGGACATCAATGGGACGAATAACAGTCTGATCGCCCTGATCAACCAGAGCGCACAGGGGACACAGAATGCGACACCCAAGAAGCTGATAAGGCGTGCGCCAGCAGCGGTTGAAACAAACAAGCTGGACGGGAAAATCCTGAAAGCACAGTCGGTAAAAGCGGAAAGCATCGATGTTGATGACCTGTTTGCCCAGAACATCAACGCAAGCGGGACGATAACCGGTGCAAAATTCGTCGGCGCGACAGGAAGTTTTTCAGGAGACGTCGTATCGAAGACACTGCAGGCAAATGAAGAGATACGCCTGACAGGCATGGATGCGGCGGGATTGGCATTTAATCTGCCAGTTATTAAACATTCGTCGGCATCCAATTATGAAGATGAACAGATCGACATGGGATTCGACGATGGCAGCAGCAGCTCACCCAAATTCGTATTCCATAAAGTTCGTCAGGGAGACGGGAGTATAGAAGCAAAAGGAACGCTGTATGCGACAGTATCGGAACCATCAGATGAGAGACTGAAAGAGCATATCAGAGATCCGGATGTGAGGGACGCACTGGGGATAATCAACAAAATCAAGCTGCACGCATTTGACTGGCGGGCGGATGGACATCATCAGAAGATCGGGATGATTGCGCAGGAGCTGGAAAAGCTGGATCCGGACATGGTAAAAGACGGAGCCTATAAAGGGGTATCGGAATTTTACCTTATCGGGTATCTGGTGAAGGCAGTGCAGCAGCTGAGCGAGGAAGTGAAGGAGTTGAAGG